TACACTCCAGAATATTCCGATCAATTAATAGGAATGGTTAAAAACGAGGGTTTTGATTTTTTTGTAAAAAACTACGAAATAATTAACAACAGTCCAGTTTTTCATGACAATCTAGTTAGTAACTGGAAAGAAATATACTCCCTTATTTATAAAATAAAACCTCAAAGTGTTTTTGAATTTGGGTGCGGAGCATGCTACCATCTTAGAAATATAATGACACTATGCCCCGACATTGATGTTTCTGGTGCAGACTATCTAGAAACACAAATAGAATTTGGTAGAAGTTTTATCCCTGAAGGCATGGATTTTCCAAAAAATGTATCAGTTAGGGATCTAACTGGAGATGTATCTGACTTACCTAAAGTTGATCTCGTTTACTCACAAGCCGTTGTTATGCACTTAAATTCAGAGAAAGCTGTTAAAATGCTGAGGAATATGGGGGAGGTAGCTACTAAATATATAATAATGGTTGAGGGAGTAAGAAATCACGAAAATTGGTATGATTTGGTTAAATATGCTTTACCAGGATGGAAAATGTCATTAACTAACAATTATATTGACTATGGAATATTACTAGAAAAGGAATGAAAAATATAAAATTAGTATCTGACACAATATCAAAAAGTGATATAGAAAAACTAGTGACGTGGATATCGCAGGATGATATACCACAATTAACAAAAGGACCATTAACAGTAAAATTTCAAGATGACTTCTCTAATTTTCTTGGCGAAGATCTAAGAAGCTGTTTTATTAATTCTGGATCCTCAGCTATTCTCTTATCTCTTCTTGCACTTAAGATAAAAAAAGACATAAAGAAAGTTGTGGTTCCTTCAGTTTCTTGGGCAACGGATTTAAGCAGTCCTATGGTTCTTGGATTAGAAACTATATTATGCGACTGTAATTTGAATGATTTATCATTAGATCTGGACAAATTAGAAAGAATATTTATAGAAGAAAATCCAGAGGCTTGTATATTAGTTTCTGTATTAGGATTAGTGCCTGATATGGATCGTGTAACGGATCTTTGTAAGAAATACAACGTTATCCTTTTGGAAGATGTTTGCGAGAGCTTAGGATCAAAATATAAAGGTAATTACCTAGGAACTTTTGGACTTATGTCATTCTTTTCTTTTTATTACGGTCATCATGTAAGCACAATAGAAGGAGGGATGATTACTACAAACAATAGTGATTTTCACGATCTTTTAGTTTCTATTCGTAATCATGGATGGGATAGGGATTGGAGTGAGGATCTAAAAAAAGAATATAGAGAGAAATACGGAATTGATTCTTTTTCTAGCATGTATTCTTTTTATTTTCCTGGACTAAATCTTAGATCTACTGATCTACAAGCATTCTTGGGAATAAATCAGATAGAAAAAATAGAGCCTTTCTCTTCGGTTAGAAATAGAAACTTCCTCAAATATTCTGAGCTTATAAAAGAAAACTATTTGGATGTTAGTCAGAGAGAAGGAGATTTTGTTTCAAACTTTGCTTATCCTGTAGTTCATTCCGAGAGAGATTCTATTATTGCTAAGATGAAGGAACATAACATAGAAGTTAGACCTCTGATTGCAGGATCTATGGCTAAGCAACCTTTTGCAACGGAGATTAATAAAAAATACGGAACTGGTAATTCAGATATAATTCACGAGAAAGGATTCTATCTACCTAACCACCAGGATTTATCCTTAGAGCAGGTTGAGTTTATTGCATCTTTGGTTAATTCTGGAAAAAATAATTTAAAATGAGAAAAGCTATAATAACGGGAGTTAACGGACAAGACGGAAGCTATCTTGCCGAACTTTTATTAGAGAAGGGTTACGAAGTACATGGTACGATTAGAAGATCTTCTTCCTTTAATACATGGAGAATAGATCACATAAGAAATCATGAAAATTTCCATTGGCACTATGCTGATGTTACAGATCCAGTATCTATTAGTAATCTTATATCTACTATACAGCCGGAAGAATTTTACAATCTTGCAGCTCAAAGCCATGTTAAGATTTCTTTTGAAATTCCATATTACACAGGACAGGTTGATGCGATAGGTACATTAAATGTATTGGAAGCTATTAGAAGTCATTCACCTTCTACTAAATTATACCAGGCATCTACATCTGAACTTTATGGTAAGGTTCAAGAAATACCTCAAACAGAAAATACTCCATTCTATCCTAGGAGTCCTTACGGAGTAGCAAAGCTTTACGGGTTTTGGATAATAAAAAACTATAGGGAAGCATATAATGTCTTTGCTTGTAATGGAATTCTTTTCAATCACACGTCTCCTAGAAGAGGCGAAAATTTCGTTGAGAAAAAGATCGTAGACGCATTGGTAGAAATTTATAAAGGACGTAAAGATCCTTTAACTCTCGGTAACTTAAATGCTAAAAGAGACATCGGACATGCTAAAGAGTATGTTGAGGGTATGTGGAGAATGCTACAACAAGAAACTCCGGAGGACTTCGTTTTATCAACAGGGGTAACTTATACTATTAGACAAATAGTAGAAATTGCATGTGAAATTCTAGGCATCTCTATCAGATGGGAAGGAGAGGGCGTTAATGAAACTGCAATCGACTTAAAGACAGGAAACGTTATAGTTAAAGTTGATCCTAAATATTTTAGACCTTCTGAGGTTGATCTTCTAATTGGATCATCAGATAAGGCTAAAAATATATTAGGTTGGAAACCAAACCTGAGTCTCTCCAATATAATAGCAGAAATGATTGATCATCAAATGGAGAAATAATGAATTATAAGGAACTTATAGAGAAAGAGATAGGATATCTTAGAGCTCTTCCTACTGAAAAAATATCTGATATAATTGGACAAATACATTGGCACCTAACTACAGGAAGAATAATAACTTCGGGTATGGGAAAAGCCGGTCAAATTGCACATACTTTTTCTACAACTCTTTCATCTACAGGAACTCCATCATTTTTTCTACATCCAGCAGAGGCACAACACGGCGATCTTGGTGTAATAATGCCTGGTGATATAGTTATAGTTTTCAGTAATTCCGGTAAGACCAAAGAGATTCTAGAACTTATAGAACTAATCCATGCACTAAATTACAATAATCTGATATTTGCTGTTGTTGGTGAAAGTAATTCTAACATAAGTACCAGATGCGCAGATTATATAGAATTCGGTAAAGTTGAAGAAATATGTCCGTTAGGATTAACTCCAACCACATCAACGACTTGCATGTCTGTTATATCTGATCTTATAGTTGTAGGACTGATGGAAAGAAACAGATTTACAAAAGAAAAATATTCTAAATTACATCATGGAGGATATTTAAATTTAAAAGCTAGAGGTATAGAATAAAGATTAGATTTTTTATGTCACATAAGATAGTAACAGGAATTACATGCTCAACATTCGACCTTCTACACACTGGGCATATAATCATGCTACAAGAATGTAAAAAATATTGCAATTATTTAATATGTGCTTTACAAGTTGATCCGTCTATTGATAGGCCAGAAAAAAATAAACCCGTACAATCTTTAGTAGAACGCTATATACAATTAGAAGCTGTTAAGTACGTAGATAAAATAATACCGTATTCTACTGAGAAAGAATTAGAAATGATGTTTATGTCTCTCGATTTGGATGTAAGAATTATAGGTGAAGAATACATGGGTAATAACTTTACTGCTAAAGATATCTGCAAAATTAGAAATATAGAAATAATTTATAACAAGAGGAATCATAACTTTTCCACTACAAATCTAAGAAACTTGGTGTATCTTGATGAATTATCAAAGATTAATAAAAATAAATAATGAATAATACTGAAGAAAAATCTGGAGCTAAAATATTAATAGCTGGCCCTTGTGTTATTCAATCCTGGGATACATGTTATGAGATTGCTATCGAAGTAAAAAGGTGCGCTAAGCTATATAATTTTTATCCAGTATTTAAAGCTAGCTTTGATAAAGCAAATAGAACATCTCACGATGGCTTTAGAGGAATAGGTATAGATAAAGGATTAGAGATACTTAAAAATATTAAAGAGAGGCTTGAAATCGATGTTATTACAGATGTACATGAAGTTGCTCAGGTTGAAAAAGTAGCTTCTGTCGTTGATATTTTACAGGTTCCAGCTTTTCTTTGTAGACAAACGGATCTTATAGAAACGTGCGCTAGAACAGGAAAACCTACTCTTATTAAGAAAGGGCAGTTCATCTCACCAGAATCTGCAGGATTTATCGAGGACAAATTTTATAAAGCTGGAGGTAAAAATTTAATAATAGGGGAAAGGGGAAATAGCTTTGGGTACAATGATCTGATAGTAGACGTAACGTCTATAACCAGACTTAAAAAATCCTGCGAAAGATCAAAGATAATAATGGACTGCACTCATAGCTTACAAAGACCAAATATGTCTTCTGGTAAAACAGAAGGCAGAGGGGATATGATAGAGGATATGATTAAATTTGCATCCGTTATGAATGCTGATGGATTATTTATAGAAACCCATCCGTATCCTGAACTTTCTCCTTCAGATTCTGAAAATATGCTGGAGCTTAGTAAATTTGAATATGCTATAAAAAAATCAAGAGCTATATATGATGCAATCTAAATTACTCGATGTTGTTATAATAAGTTATGCTAAGGATGATTATTGCAGAACCTTAACAACTAATTGTATACTTTCTTTAATAGCTTCAGAAAATAAAGCTGACGATCTTTTTAATATTATAGTTGTAGAATCAGAACCAGGAATAACTTGGGAGCATCTAGCAGAAAATGTAAAAACTTATTCTGCACCACTTCCCTATGGGTATCACAAATTTCTAAACTTTGGTAGAAAAAAAGGAAATTCCGAATGGGTTGCTTTATGTAATAATGATCTGGAATTTAAAAGAAATTGGTTTACCAATATATTGGAAGCTTCAGAACAGTTACCAAATTTCATGTCCTTTTCGCCTTTATGTCCAATGACACAACCTCTTTATGGAATAAATCAAGATACTGGGTTGATAGAGGGGTATGATATAAGAAAGCAAATATCTGGATGGTGTATAGTTCATAAGAGAGAAATCTATAATATAATAGGGGATCTTGACGAAAGATTTAGTCATTGGTTTTGTGATAATGATTATGCTATGGAGATAATCGCTAATGGAGTGAGACATGCTCTGGTTACAAAATCTATAGTAGAGCATCACGATAATAACATAGGAAAGACAACAGAAAGAGTGGTTAAGGATTACGATCTAATGTATAAAATGACTAGCGGATCTTATCCTATTTTTAAAGAAAAATGGAATTTATAAAAATATCGATATGAAAAGGTGGGAGATAATTAATACAATAATAGAAAACAAGGGATATAAGAATTATCTAGAAATTGGGGTAAGGGACGGAAAATGTTTCAAGGAGATATGTTGCGAAAATAAAATAGGCGTAGATCCTAGTCCAGTTTCAGACCACACCACACATATAATGACTTCCGATTCTTTTTTTGATAGTATAGATACTGATCAGAAATTCGATATAATTTTTATTGATGGCTTGCATTTAGATTTTCAAGTCGATAAGGATATTGAAAATTCTTTGAGACATCTATCAGAGGGAGGTACTATAGTTCTTCATGATTGTAATCCGCCTACTAAATATCACGCGGCGGAGTCCCCTGTTTTTTCTGCTCCTGCCAACGGTGAGTGGAACGGGACTGTATATCTTTCGTTAATAAAGCTTAGGCTATATAGAAACGATCTTAAGTTAGTTACTGTGGATACTGATTGGGGAGTTGGTATATTAACTAGGGACATAAGCGAGAGCCTTGATGTTTTTCCTAGTGACGCAACAACATGGGAATTTTTTAATGAAAATAGACAAGAAATATTAGATTTAATAAGTCCTGAGCAATTGGAAGAATTATATCCAGCTTATAAAACTGTTTAATTTTGAAATTATTTAGGATAGGTAGAATATAAATTATGTTATGACTATAGAGAAGGGTTATAAAATGGTTATTTATAAGCAGAATAGTAAATATTACTTAGAAATAACCAAGCACAAAACTTCCTATATGGACAATATACTTATAATAAATAGCTTCGGTAGTAAAAAATACCAGGATGTTTGGATTATAGAAAAAGACTTAACAGGATGGATACCATCTCTTAAAAGGGATGGATACGAAATAATTAAAATGCTGGAAGATGTGGAATCTCCTAAAAAGAATATTAAAAATAAAAAAAAATAATATGGAAAACATAGAAGAAATAGATGTTGAGATCCTCGATAGAGAGCTTAAACCTTTCCTCTATAAATGGACTAAGGGTGATAATACTGGAACCGTTTGTGAATATGAAAGTGTTTTTAAAGATCCTACCAGTGGTATATTATGGATAAACTTTAAAGGAGGCACTAGAATAAATTATTCAATATTGAATGAGTACATGATGCAAATAGATTCGTCATCCATAGTACACAATGAGCCAGTATCCTATAATAATCTTCCAGTTAGAAATGTAATGCTTTCTGAATCTAAGGCTAAGGTTCCTAATTTAGAAAATCCAATAGTATCTCTGTTACAAAAACAAAAACCCAATTGGGTTGAGGTTGGTATTAATCTTAAGCTAAATCTACCTACAAAGAATCTTTATAATGTTCTAACTACTTCTTTTGAAGATGCTGAGGAGGAAATTATAGAATTTGTTGTTAGAGATCTAGACATAGAATTAATAAAAGAGAGTCTAAGGATAAATATAAAAGATATATATAAATCGAATGGAACTTTACGAAAAAGCGGAACAAACGGTAATACAAAAAACGAAGAATAGAGAGGTCGTAGACATAGATGGTCATTTATTCATTCGTCAGATAAATCCAGGTGTTATTATAATGCCATATACTCTAAACGAAGAGGGATTTCCAGTTAAGATCGGGATAATATCCGAGGTTCTAGATCAAAGACCCGGAGGAATGTCTAAAACATTAATAACAGGATCTCAAGACGATAAAGATTCCAACATATATCAAACAGCAGTTAGAGAGATGGAGGAGGAATCCGGATTTCTAGTTGAAGATCTTAAAAGATGGGATTTCTTAGGAAGTCTATACACATCAAAAATGGTTATTAATTCTAATCCTTGCTTTGCTGTAAATATTACGGGATTAGTTTCTGAAGAAAAAAAGACTGACGGATCTAAATCAGAGAAGGACACAAAATTTGAACTAGTTTCAGTGGATGATGCTTTAAACCTAGAAGACTCTTTAGTTAGCACACTATTTATAAAAACTTTTAAAGATATTTTTAACAGTAAAGAAGAAGAAAATGAATCTACCGAATAGAAAAGAAAGAAGAAAAGCAGCTAAACAGATGGGTCTTCTTGGAAAGAAAAATGAGACTAATGATGGGTCTAAAGAAAGAGCTAAGGTTATGGGTAACCTAATCAGGCTTAGAAATTTGACTGAGCAGAGAAATAGAAAAAAAGATAATTGATTTATAGTGTCAAATAAATCTTTTATAATTCTTAAAGCGGATAAGCTAAAAGCCTTTAACCAGGAGTCTTGTGAAAATTTTCATGCGATAGACGTTAATCTGTGGTTTAAGAATAATAATCTTACACCATCCTCAATGAACTCTATAAGACAGTATATTTTTGAAGAATGGCTTCATAAAAAAATAACTAGTTCAAAAACAAAAGTTTCTACTGGACATAAATTAGTTATAATCTACGATAGTCCTACCGATCCTTTTATTGACCTTTTGAAACATAAAATCATAGAAATTTTAGATTACGATTTTTGTGATATTGTTTTAATAGAGGAATAAAAAAGTAGGTATATACTATATGGCAAACGGGGAACAACCTAATTATATATTATCTAAGCCTGGTAATATTAATACAATAGACGGACTACTTCCTGCGGGAGAAATCAATTCTGATGTACAGTATTATAACACCAAAGGTATATTTGCTTTTCCTAGTGATAAAGCATTTGCTACATATGAGCTTTCCGAGTTAAAGTATTTACCTAAGAGTTTATTTTACGATGCAGCTACTTCCGATGGTGTTTATAGAGGACTTTTTGCATATTATGTTTTAGGTGGATCTAAAGATAGAGTTAAATATCATAAATCTGAATTAACGGCAGGGTTAGAAAAAATAACCCCTAAAGCATCTAGAAATCCCACTGCAAAACAAATAATAGATGTTGTTAATGGGGGAAGTAAGATTCCTAACTATTTAAATCCTAATAGTCCTTATAGAGGGCAAATATACAACGTTAAAGATTTTATTTTTTGTAAATATTATGGGGTTCTTCCAAACAACAGAATGGTTACTCTTAGAAGATTTGCTCATCCTACTTTAGATTCTCTTAGAGTTCTTGCTAATGATAAAATAGGTGATTTTAGCGCAACAGGTGGTACTAATGTATACAATAAAGTAGCAGAATATAATGAACCAACTGAAGCTATACAAGGCTTGGGTAAAATGCAGGATTTAAATGCTGAATATAATACATCATTACCCGTTGCACAGCTGGTTACTTTTTTTGGAGGGGATACGGGGAATACACTTAACACTATATTAGGTATAGACACGGGATTAAATTTCAGTTTACAAACTCAAGAGCCAATGAAAAATGAACAAACTGGAGATCCTGGACTTATGAATACACCTTACGGGGATTTAATAAAATCTATTATAAGCAGTGGAAATAGCGGTATAGCTGATGCTGATATAGAGGCTACTGACAAGCTAATCGGTACTTTAATTGCTCCAGAAAAAAATATAAATAGATTACAAAGGGCTCTTTTGGACGAAGCAGTAACCGCCGAAGGGCCTTTATCGAAGAAGATATTTGTTAACCTAAATACTGTGAATCAAGTAGCAGTTAGACAGCAAGGTTTTAGCGGAGGAACAAACGCTTTCACTTTAAATTTTCATTATACACTTAGCTCTGCAGGAGAAGTAAATTCTAAGCTATTATTTTTAGATCTTATGACAAATGTTTTGTCTGTAGGTTCTGATTATGGACAATTTTTAACCCCTGAGATAAGAATACAACAAACAGCGGTAGGTATGGGATTCCCTGGAGGACCCGCAGGATATGTAAAATCTATAACTGATCCAGTAAATTATATAAGAGAAGTGGTTGGTAAAATGCTTTCCGCGGGTAACGTCGATAGAATTAAAGCATCAGAAACAGAAGCTAGCAGTGCGGCTTCTAAAATTTATACGGAGGTTAATCAGTTTATAAATACCGGAAAAATGCCGGACTTTGCAAATTCACAGCTTTCTAAATCTATAGCGGTGATGCTTTCCGAAGCTTTCCTTAAAAAAATATATTATAGCCCACTTATGCTTAGTGGATATCCTACAGGGGAATGGCACCTAACTGTTGGTAATCCACTAAACCCTATAGCTATGATGGGGAACCTTGTTTGTAATAATGTTAAAATTAGTTTTAATGACGAATTAGGTCCCGATGATTTTCCCACCGAAATGACAGTTAGTGTTCAGCTTATGCCAGGAAGACAAAGACATAGAGGGGATTGGGAATCAATGTTTAATAGAGGTAACGGAAGATTATACTTAGGTCAGCTTGTTGCTAGTAAAGAAAGTACTAAAGCTTGGGTTAATACACAGGGTAATTATCCTAATGATACTGATGGTAAGGATATTTATCAGATAGTCAGAGAAAATGTAGACCCCCTTACTGGAGTAGAAACTAATGCTACCGCTCCGGGTCAATAAAAATTAATCATTATGCTAACTATAGATATTATAAACGATAAGCCATTTTTTACTAATCCTAATACTGAGGAGAGATATCTGGATCTAGTATCTCCTTCATGGTCTGTTAGAAATGTACAATATTCCATAAAAGCAATAGCTTTTGTTACCGACGAAACAAAAATGAGACCTGATTTAGTATCTATGCAATACTTAGGTGATTATTCTAGATTAGGAACAATGCTTAAGCTTAATAATATATCAAATCCATTAAGTTTGGATACCGGTGAAATACTATTAATTCCGGGGGATCAAATGGTAAACGATTTATTTCAAAGTGGTAGATCCATCACAACACAGAAACAAAAAGCAAGATCATTTAGGAAAGAATTACAGGATAAAATATCTCAGGTTAGTAAAGATAGATTGGAATATCTTAATTCTAAGAACGTTTCCAATTTAGCTGGAAGTCCACTGCCTCCTAATTTATTACAAGAAGGACAACAACAAATTCTTGTTACCGAGGGAAGATTAATATTTGGTCCAGATATAGGTCAATGTAAAAGTAGATCCAAGAAGAATGTATCAGTAACTGATATAAAAACAAAATTAGCACAGAAAAACATTTTTAAAAGATAATAGATGCCAGCAGAAATAAATATAAGGAAAGCTATATTACAGTACAGAAATCCTGATATATTTCTGGACGAGCTTAGTGTGATTGATACATCAAGTCAAGCTGGGGATTTACAATTAAATGACCAGAAATCAGGGAATGTCCAGAAAAAATATTTTGGTAAAGCTGAGCCTTTAATCAGAATAAACACCGAAATAATAGAAGGGATAGAATATTTTAAATTAGATCTTACTGGATTTAAGCCTAAACTTGTTTTTAGATTTTCAACTATGGATGAAAGATTTATATCAACATCTTATCCTAAGGACGGTGATATAGTATCAATATACATAAGACCTTTAGGCGAAATGTTTAAGCCAATAAGAATGGATTTTATTATCAATGAGGTGATCTCACCTTTTAACGGAGGTCCTTATACTGATTATACTCCATCCACAGGTAAATTTCAAAGTTATACTATCATGGCTGAGGTTAGAATACCTAAGTTATATAAGCACATTTGTAAAAGCTTTAATGGAAATAGCTCTGATGCCTTATTAAAAATAGCAGAAGATCTAAATCTAGGATATGCCTCTAATGAGACCAAAACTAAAGATACGATGAATTGGTTATCTCCTAACCTAGATTATCAAACTTTAATAAGAGATATAGTAAATAATTCTTGGCTAGGAGAGGAGGATTATTTTGATTGTTGGATAGACCAATATTATAATATAAATTTAGTAAATCTAAAAAAACAATTTGATGATGTAAATCCTAAGCTGGAAAATATGAGAGTAGCATATGGTGCTGACTCCTTTGGTGACATTTTTCCGGGAGGAGGAGCGCCTGAGACGTTTGAGATTGAATTTCCCCTTATCTTAACTAATTCTACACAGTTTAGTAAGTCTCCTATGTTTATTACTGATATGTCTATAGAGCAAAATGCAGGTAGCATAAATAAGGATCTTGGATATTTTCAAAAAATACAATTCTATGATAGTAAGCTTGTTTCAGATAAACCTAAGAATAAGTTTGTAGAATATGATATAGAATCTGTTACTAATAAAAATTTGGGATCTAGGGACACAATAAACAAAGGAAGACTAGGTGAAGATATTTATAAAGAGGAAATAAAGAAGACTTATGTAGGAACGATTTATTTTGACAATGTTCATGAAAATTTTCAACAGGCATCTGCTCAAAATATTTTAAATAGAAACGATTCATATAAAATAATACTTAAGGTTAAAAACAGAGCATGGACTCCTTTCCTGTATAGAGGACAAAATTTACCGGTAGCTATATTTTCAGAGGGTAGTACGACAGACGCTTCAGCATCTAGTTATAACCCTGTTGCAGGTGAAAAATCTACACTTTCTAATTCAGCGGATAAAAGAAATATAAATGCTTTTCTTTCTGGTAATTATGTAGTTCTTGGATTTAATATAGAGTATGATGGAACGGGAATATATCAGTCGATGATATTAGGAAAAAAACAATGGGCACTTAATCCTGGTCTTGCATCAGAGCCTGTATCTCTAGATCCTAAGATATTTGATGCTGACTTTAATGATTTAGCTAAAAATGTTTCGTTTAATGTTCAAGAAAACACACAAAGGCTTAAAAGCGACATATATAATACTTAAAAGATATGGCAGATTTTTTATCGGATTTCGGAGGATCATTAGGAGACAAGGTTCTTCCTAATGGCAAGGCACTTAAAAGAAAAATAGACTCGAAGAGGGAAACTTGGTTAAAGGGTATATCATCTACGAAATATGGTAAAAAAGAGGATCCTACTTATTTACATTTTAGATTTATTTTCGATTTTGCGGAGAGTTCGGAGATGGATCCAGAGACTTTTCTTGCACCCTCTCCACTTTTTAAATCTGCATCTGCAGAGGATACAGAATCGGCTTCTTCTTTAGCATCTGCAAATTTTCAGGCAGGTGGATCTGCTCAACAACAAGCTGATGCAATAAAGAATGCTGGAGTTGATGCTTCAAACTTTAACTTCTCAACTACTACTGATTTTTTCTATGGAAGTAAATCCAGAATAAATTCTAGAGCCGAGCAAGGATTTTTTAATATAAATGGCGGGGGAGTAGGATACATGGGAGCTCAGAATTTCTTAGCTCAAAGATCTACTAAAAGAAAAGAAATGCTGGAGGCATTTAAAAAGGGATTAAGATTCATAAACGAAAAATGTCCCTATTATTTCCAATCTATAAGCGGTCTAGATCAGCTATTAAAAGTTGATATAAAGAATTTACATAAACCTGGGGGAAAGCCTCAAAGAATGGGTACTTTAAATATAGAATGTCTGGAGTCTATTGATATGAGGATATTTGCATTAGCGGAGCTATATAGAAAAGCAATATATGATTATACCTATCATAGAGTAATGCTCCCTGAGAATCTTAGAAAATTTAGAATGTGGTTAGTAGTATCTGAGATTAGAAATGTACAATTATCATACGGGATAAACGATGTATTAAATCCTTTCTCTATACCATCAGTAGCCCAAGGTGCTAATTTTCTAGATAGCTTCAATACACAAACTGGATTATTGGATAATGCTGCTGGATTATTACAGAAATCTACAAACCAGGACGAAGACCAATACGGATCTTACGAGTTAGGTCCATATGCTTTTCTTTATCAGTTTGATCAATGTGAATTTGATTTTGATGAATCCTACCCATCTTTTGCCACGATAGACAATAAAGGGGGATCCGCAGTTACAAATAAGTTTAAAATACACGTAGGTAGGGTTAAAGATTATAAAATACAATTTAATTCCCTAGCTGATATAATGCAAAAGGACGATAATATAAAATCTATGGTCCTAGCTGATGTTTGGGGCTCTTTAGCAGGGGGTACAGGAGGTAATTATGTTAATTATGATTATGACAAATCATCGGGTATAGCATCTGTTGATTTTTCAAGTGAACCAAATCCAGCAGAATATTTTGCTCAGATGGCTTCTAATTTTATAACAAATAGTGTTGCTGATCTTAAGGATCAAGGAGTACAGGTATTGCAAGGAGCTTTACTAGGTAATATTTATGGATTAGGGGGATTAAATCCAGGAGCAGCAGCAAGAAGTGCACAATCCCTAGTTAATACTTTAAAAGCAGGAATACCCAATCCTTTTGAAGATAATGGTCCACAAGCTCAAGGATTAGGAGGTCCTGGACAAAGACAATATCCGGAAATTAGTGAGGATGTTGATGAATATAAAGGAGTGCCTGGTGCATCCCAACAAAATCTAGGTACTGCTTACAGCGGTACTCCTGGTACTCCTGGTACAGCTAGTGGTGATGTTTATGCAAATAATCCAGGATCTGATTTAGGATTACCAGATAGGCAATATCCTAAGCCAGGGGGTGATGAATATAAGAATGTACCTGGATCTGATTCAGGAGTTCCTGGTAGGGTTTATCCATTAGTAAAAGGAGACGTTTATCTCACAAATCCTGGACCAGACTCAGGATTACCTAATAGACAATATCCTGTAGCAAACGGAGATGAATACAACGATGTTCCTGGATCTAGTCTAGGAGTACCTAATAGAGTATATCCTGAACCTAATGATGATGCTTATCCAACTAACCCGGGAGCTGATCTAGGATTACCTAATAGACAATATCCTCCTGTAAACGAGGATGTTTATCCTGATTCACAATCAATAGAAACAAACGACATAGGTAAGGTTTATCCAGATGCTAGTAGCAATTATGGTAATATAAGTGAGAAGGAATACGAGGATCCGCAGGTTTCCACTTTAAACGAAAATATCGGGGACGTTTACCCGGATACAACAAATAAGTATCCAGAGGTAAATGAAAAGGTCTATAAGGAAAATATAGAATTAAAAGATGAATCCTTAGGCGAAGTATACAAAGAATCAAAGAATGTTTACCCTAGTGTTAATGATACTGCTTATGAGGATTCTATAAGAATGAATAGCTCTTTGAATGAGGATGTTTATAGAAATGTACCAGGAAGAGATTTAGGGACTCCAGGAAGAAATTACGAATCTATAAATGATGATCAATACAATATTTCGAACAGACCTATTAATGTAGCTAATATAGGAAGAGTATATCCTGGTTCAAAAAATGAAAACAATTAGTAATATTTAGGTATAATTACAAATGGGATTAATAGACAGAAATAAATTAGAAAAGCCTAATACGGAGATATCACACTATCTTGGTGTTGTAGTAGACAATAAGGATCCTGAATTCAAGGGAAGAGCCAAGGTTAGAATTTTTGGGATTTTTGATGATTTGGCTGATACTGAGCTTCCTTGGTCTTACCAAAGATTAGAGCAGAGCTACGGTCTAGGAGGAGGATCTGGAAGAATATCTGTTCCTAAACTTGGATCTGTTGTACATGTCCAATTTAATAATGGCAACTACTATAGTCCTGAATATAAAGCTGTACAGGAGTTATCACCTGACTTAATAGATGAGATCAGGAATAGTTATGATGGTGCTCATTCTTTAATATACGACGGTATAGAGAGGCTTAAAATGTATTATACAGTAGAGAAAGGACTAGTAATAGATTTAAAGGAATCTAAGATTATTATAAGAAATGATAACTCTATACTAATAACTCATGCGGATGATACAGCTTCGATAGAATTAAAAGGAGGAAAAATAACTAAGTATGCAGATCAGGAAATAGAGAACACTGCAGTAACAAGAATAAAGCACAGTTCAGAGGAAGTTTGGATGGATGGTAAAACTACTAATCTTGGACACTCTCCTTTGTTTTCTGCAGTTTGCGCAGAGCCACTATGGGATTTTCTAAAAAAATTAGCTATATCAATAGATAGTAAAATGCCGGCAACCCCCGGGGTTAATTCCACCCTAGCATCTAGCTTTGAACAATTAGCTACAAGTCAAACGGTAAGAGTTACTAGGGAGAATGCACCAGAATTTCCAGCAGTACCTCTTGACGCAAATTCTCCTATAGGTATACCTAATACAGGAACTGCTGGTACAGCTGGAACATCTGGAACTAGTGGTACTTCCGGTACTAGCGGAATAATAGGAGTGTAATATGGCGGAAGATATAGGATCTAGAATAGATGATTTATTAGGAAAGGATTTTTCAAAAATGTCCACTGAGGAGATATTAAGTATAATATCAGGAGGGCAGGATTTTAACATACCATACGAAGATTTACAATCAAAAGAGGGATTTGATAAAGAATTAGAAAAAAGCCAAAAGGAGGTTGATTCTATAATACAAAGTTTAAAGCCACAACCTCTTCCTATACCTATTAAAGAAATAGAGGATCTTGCTTGTAAACACGAGGGGGACGATTTATATAGTAGAATATTAATGGAATCCTTAAAAAGAGAAGATTCTAAATTATATAACGATCTTTTAAAGTCTGATGAATATAAAAATAACTCTCCTATTTCAGAAAATGATCTTGGTGTAAAAATTTCGGGTGGTAGAGATTTAGGATTTTCTAAAAAAATACCATCTGAAGGAATTACTAAATATTTAAAGAGAAAAAAACCGGATTTTTTACAAAAAATAAACGAAAAAATATTTGATAATCTGGATCCGCTTTTATTAGGAAAACCATCTAATTCAGGATCTAGAAAAAAAAGAAAGATGAAAATATTGGGATTTGAAATCCCTTTAGAATTCATAATGAATAAAACTCAGATAGTACATGTTAAGATCGGAGGGGACGAGATAAATTTAGATGGTGCTTTAAAGAAAATAAATAGCCTATTAAAGGACCAGAATAAAAATTCAAATCCTTGTGATTTTAAGGATATTGATGAAAATACACAATCCGAAAGAATAGATGGATTTGATGCTAATTTTTACCCGGACGGAGACGATCCAATAATAGACGACGACTGTCTGCCAGGAATACCCGAAGATCCTATAACAGGAGATCCTATTTTAACTAAATCTAGTTTTGATGATGTTATAGATGAATTTTGCGATCCTCCCGTTTATGAATTTAAAAGAGAGGAAGTAAATAATCCTGAGCCTCCAACTGTTGATGTAGATGCTATAGATGCTTGTGTTAATTCTGCCTTAGAGAAGGGTAAAAAATTAGAAGATGATGTAAAGCTATTGGCGAGATGGCAGATGATAGAGAGAAATCTCGAAGAGATACTTTATCATTATGAAGCAGTATACGAGTATCAAAAATCCTTATATGATAATTGGATATCAAGAGTACCTGTCAACGAAGGAGGTGATCCATCTGATTTTCAAATAGGTATATCAATATTAACTTATAACGATCAAATTTTAATCTATCAAAAGGAGTTAATAAATCAAATACAAAATTATAATAACGATAAGACTGTATTCCTTAATAACAATAATATATTTACTGAGAATCTTTTTCTCTTGGATGTTTATGATACGGAATTAAGCGATGGTGATCTTGAAATACTTTTTAACAATCAAATAGATGCTGGATTATCCCCTATAATATATAACGATCAATCACAATCTTGGCCAGTTACTGAGGGTATTACTAAATTTAAGGAAAATGTAGAAGATATAAGATCTATAATGATTGAAGGTAATTTCATATCTATTATAGAGAATAAAATACAAGAAACACAGGATCTATTAGATGCAGCGATAGCTTTATTATCTCAGAAAAAAGGAGTTCCTGTTTCTATAGAGGATGTTGAAAAATCTTTTATTCCTTCTAGCACGGCTACTTCTGATGTTTATGGTCAGGGTAATGCAAGTTTAGATATAAATGCAAGGGTTTTTAAAAGCCCATTAGAATTAGCTTTAACTGGAACATCATATACATATGATTCATACGGATACGATTTCTTAAAAGCTTTAGAGGATTTTTCGGTAAGATATAAAACTAAATTCGATAAGCCATTAAGCGAGCTTCAATTTGAATTATCTTTTGTTACTGACTATGGATCTCCTCTTCCTTACAAGAAAACAAAGAAACCGTCTAAGATAAGTTTTACAGGAGCTAGCTCTGAACCTCTGTCGGAAGTAAACGAGCCTGACGAACAAAAGATAAAAATAGGAAACGAGCATGCTGATAATGGTGGATTGTTAAATGATTATTTTCCTGAATATTTAAAGAGCTATCAATTCATAAAGATAAAGAATATAAAAACAGGATTTCCTGATGTTGCTAAGTTTTATGATTTCATAGAAAAGATAATAAACACAAATGATTCTAAAGAAAGCATAATAGCTAAAATAGTAGAGGACAGAGGAATACTCTATGGAAACCTTATAGAAAAATCCTCATCCAATTGGCTATTTTTTACTGCAGAAGAAAGAGGAGATAACGATGCTAGGGATCCTTCCAAAGCAAGACCTGCGGGTTTTACTGATGGTGGAGAACCAACGCCAGTTTTTACAGATTTCTACAGTAACTTTAAAACTAAATGGAACTCTAAATATTTAGAAAATAAGAATTCCTATATAAAGCCAGCTTTAGAAAATCTTAAAACACAGGCTAGAAAAGCAGGAGAGGGTCTAGCGAAAACTTTACCTGCTTCAGATGTAATAGGTATTAGAATAACGGAAAATTATTTTGATATAAAAAAGAAATATGAACAGATAAAAGAAATAATGCTTTTGTCTGCTCAAAAAATAGATGAGATAAATGAATCTTTAAGTCCCGATAACGTAGGTAAAAGATTCTCTGACATAAAATGTGCAGGGGCAGATTCTCCACCAGCTGAAGATGACAAAGAAAATTGTCCTCCTGTTTGTTGTGGTGAAGCGGGTTCAGATTTTGAAAATGGTAATTATCTTATGTCTTCCCCACCTAGTTCAGATTGTCCAACCATGTTTCAGAGATGTTGGTGGAAGCAGTTTTGTAAAGATATTACTAAGGTTGGCCTTTTACCTTATCCAAATGGTTTACCCCCTATAGAAGATCCTAAGTATTTTTTAGCCCAGGGACCTAGTGTTAGATTGGGTCTTAAATATTGGCCAGTGGGATATTTACCTCCAGCATTTATACCTATACCTTTTCCTAATCCTATAGACGGTAATCCTTACATAAGAATACCCCTTCCTATGATTTGGACTATAGTTCCTCCAATACTTATACCTCTTCCTTTTAACCTGGGTATTCTGGTTATTTTTATTCCTTTTATTGGTGGATTTATGCCTACTCCTCTGGTTTATATAAAGGAATTCATAACAGGTAGTTCTTTATTTTTAACTGGTATCAGAGGTCCTAGATTTATACCAAGAAAATCCGATCCTGTAGTAAAGGATCCAATGGAAAAAATAAAACAAGCAATATCATTTGGTATTCCGGATAAGTTGATACCACTCCCGGGATTTGGACTAGATAATTTGGATTCATCTGATAGGGTTTTAAATGATATTAAAGCTAACATTACAAAAATATTTGACAGTGTTCCTCCTCCAGGAAATACACAAGCCCTTAGAGATTTACAAGCAAAAGAAAGGGATCTTAAGAAAAGGATAAGGGATAAAGAGAAAGAGCATAAAAAGAAAAGTGCTTTGCTCGATGAACCTAAGCCTGATATTTCTGAGGAGACTGCTGCATTAAAGGAGATTGTTAAACAAAGAAAAGATTCTTTAAAGGTTTTAATTAAAAATTATCTTAATGATAGTATACCTGATCCTAAGTCAATATATTTTCCTAAGGATAAGGACAAATTAAAAATAGACATCCCTGGTATAATAAAATCTCTTAGAATATTAAAAGAGATGCGGGCAAGTCTAGTTCCTATTGATTGTCCGGATTTTATAAACTTCAAGGATGAGATGAGGGAGGTACTAAAACTAATGCGTATAGTTTGTCCTCCTAAATATTTAGTACAAAATTTTGAGGTTTCTAATTCTAGTAAGATATTCATGAGGAAGGATAAAGATCCTAGACTTATGACTGATGATGAATTTAGTGATTTAGTAAAACAAATAAGAGGTGTATCCCTTGTAATAACTAAAGTTATCCTTTGGGGAAATAAATTTTCAGTAATAAAGAAAGTAAGGGAGGGTGCTTTTTCACCTATTGAAAATAGTGAATATGAAGGAGTTTTTAAATTTCCAGAAATAAAAATAACAAACTCAGCACCAAAAGCTCTTAAATTCTTAAAGAAGAGAAATCCTATAATAGAGGCAATAAAGATAAGGATAATGGAAGGATTATCCAAGATAGAATATACGCCGGAAGATTTCTCTAGGTATGTTAGATACGAGGGAGAAAATCCTATACTAGTTATAAGAGTTAAAGATCTAAAGAAATTAGTTTCTAAAAAACTTGGATTAAGTAGAATAGGTCCTTTTGATCCCGTTAGACCTTTGGATACGGAGGAACCTTTGATATCTAATTTTCCTTATCCGAAAGGACCTCTGTCATGTCTTGGTTCTCTTAATGGAGGATTTGGTAATGCGGTAGCTGCTTTTGAGTTACCTACTGTTTTCCCTTTAAAGCAAGATTCGTTAACACAAATACCAGGATTAGGTGGTATTATACAAGTTACTATTCCAGGATCTAAAATAAAATCTTTCCTAGCAGAAGCTTTAATTAAGTCTTTAGATGCCGGTGCTCTTGAAGCGGCTTTTCCAGAGATTAATGATGTAAACTCCCCTAAGTTTTTAAATTTAGAACCAAATGATATCCAGAAGTTATCTAAAACATTAGTTACTAATTTAATAAGTCCAGAATCTCCTGATATACCGCCTTTTTTGAATATATTAAAAGTTCCGGTATTTCCTCCTGCAAGACCAACGGATATGATAGAACAGGCTTTAATAGGATTAGGAGCACCTCCACCAGCTAGAATAGTTTATAGTTTGTTCTGGATATACTTTAAAAGCTTACCAAAAACACCACTCGGAGATAAAATAGTTCTACCAAAAATTACAGCTTCTTCCGAATTATTAGCTAGGATACCTTGGCCTCTTGCTGTACTTATAGGAAGAAACGTTTTAAATATATTAAATCCTATAGCAATGAATGATGATCATCCTGTATGGAGAAGAATGAGCCTAAAGAATACATACTATGTTGTTTATATAGATGAATTTTTAAGAAGTGCAGCAGATGTTTCTGGATTATTTAAATTCTTTCTTGGGTCCGCAGATCCTGTATATCCTATCCCGGAACTACAATCTGAACTTAAAAAAGCTTTTAATCTAAAAAAATACTAATTTCTTGGAAATTTTAATGCAATTTTATACTACAAACAAAGATAAACCCAAATAACATGAAAAACAAAAATTTTAGTTCCTTCGATTATGATACAGCTGAAAGAGAAAGACTCGAAGCTATTTATAGTGGAACATTTCCAGAGGAAAGTAAAAAAATAACAGGAAAGGATATACAGAATAATTCTTCTGAAATAGTAACAATAACATCTATTGATACTGATAAAGGTATTGCATTAGGTGAGACGTCCTTTGGACAGACTATTATAATCGATACAAAGAAAGAAGAAAAAAATATGATGAAGCTTGGATATCCTGCTATAGATATAAATCCAGGCCAATCTATTGACGTAGTTATCCATAAAGATTCTTCCGGATCTTTTAACGGATCAGTTTCAGCAGGATATGAGAAAGCACTTAAAAACGAATTGCACAGATCTATTAAAGATGAGGATTGTGCATTTAAAGTTAAAGTTAAGAATGTTTGTAACGGAGGATTTATGGTTGATCTATCAGGAATAGAGTGCTTCCTTCCTGGTAGTCTTGCTGCAGCAAATAGAATTATGAACTTTGCAGACTACGTAGGTAGACATTTAACGGTAATGGTCGAGGTATATGACCAAAAAAGAGATATTTTTGTCGTATCTTTCAAAAAATATTTAAGAAAAATTATCGACAGAGAAGTTCAGAATCTTTCATTTTCTAATAAATACGAAGGTACAGTTACTGGATTGTCCAATAATGGTGTATTCGTTGAATGGAACGATATCTATACAGGAATAATCTCTATTGATGATTCCAATAGATCATCATTAGAAAAATATCAAGCAGGAGATACTGTCGAGTTCTATGTAATTGATATAAAAAATCCTCAAAGAATCAATCTATCAGTTTCCCAACCAAACGAAAAAATGAAAAATGTTCAAGAGATGAAGGACACTTCTTCCGAAGTTTTAGGGGAAAATACCAATTTGAAAATATATAAAGGAGAGGTTACTAAAATTAAAACTTTCGGTATTTTCATTAAAATGGAAAATGGATTGAATGGCCTTATCGAAAAGGAGAAATTAGTAAGATCTATTAAAGAATATGAGGTTGGGCAGTCGGTTGATTTCTCGATCTTAAGCGTAGATAGTTCTACTCTTAAAATACAATTAATAGAAAAATAAAAATTGGCTAATTTACTTACTAATGATTTTTTCTACTCTTCTAAATTGGGTTTTGAATTTGAGTTCTACAGTAACTTAAATAGGAATGATATAGCGAGAGAATTAGGAAAGGTATTAGGAAAAAAGGTATTACTTTTTAATAAATATCATTCTAATTTTAAACCCACTAAGGATATTTTTAAATTAGAGCCAGATTACTCAGGAGGATCCAAGATGGTTGAATTCGTCACGGGTCCTCTTCCTTATTTCGAGGCAATAGTAATCCTTATTAAGACTTTCAAATGGATAGATGAGAATGGATATACAGATAAGAGATGTGCTTTCCAATTTGGTGTAAGTATTGATACATCAATCTATCCAGAAGTTCCTCCTATGGGACAAATTAATACACTTAAATATATTCTTGGATTTGATGAGAATTACATATACAAAAGATTTCCTGAAAGAATGGGATCTTTATATGCTAAGTCAATTAAAAGAATATTGCCAGTTAATAAATTTGTTGATCCTAGTAACATCTCTTTTATAGATAAAAATCTATTTGAAGTACCATTAGAAAAAAATATGGGAATTAATTTCCTAAAACTTCCCGAGGGATATTTTGAGGTTAGATATTTAGGAGGTAAAGATTACCAAAAAAGATATACTGCAGTAAAAGAAGTAATTGATTATATAATCACTTATACTGTTGGTGTATTAAGATTCAATAACGGATTCACTGAAAATGACTTAAAAGTGTTAAGAATGTTCTTAAACGAGATTTATAAGAACTCATCAACATTTATAGATCCTGATACTTTCCAAAAGAATTATCCACACATGAATATAATGGTGGATCTTAGATCCGATCCACAAATATTAAGGTCATTCTTTATTACTATAAGGGAAATTCTTTATGATTTAATAGTAGAAAATAATATTAAAGAGGGAATAATAAACTATGATAGTTCATTAGGTAAATTCCAGCTTAAAGATATAAAAACAACTAGAGCGTATCTACTTAAGGATTATGATATACTCGAAGGTGAGATTGCGGGTAATTTATTAAACTGTAGATTATTCAATTGTAAATTAAACGACTGTACTATAGAAGAATCAGATCTTATAACAAATAATGAAATAAACAGATCTAAGGTAATGATATCAGATCTTTATTTTACTAATACCGTACACGACACCTATATAGATAATAAAGACAAGGAAATTAACTGTGAGGTATTTGGAGGTATAATAAGATCAGGATTTATAGGAAAACTAGCTAGTATTTCTCCAGAAACAGAAGTTGTTAATGATGCTGAAGACGATAAGAAACTAAAAGGAAGTTTAAAGAAGAAACAATTCCCGAATAGAAATGAAGGAGACCAACCATCTCAGCCTGTTAGATTCTCGGATAATAATTCTAAGCCTTCAGGAATACCTGGAATAAACTTCAAATCAAATAATTAAATTGATATGACCGAAGCAGATCTAATACAGGAAATAAGAGATGATATATCTCATTCTTGTGCTTTGCCTTATAACCTGAATGAACAGGAAATAAAAAGGATTATAAAAAGAGCTAGAGCATATTTTTATGATAACTACCAATATGCAGTAGAGGACAGAATATTTGTTTTAGGGAGGGAATTATTTTCTACTCCTGCATTTAGAGCAACTAGACAAATACAAATGCCTTCGTGTGTTAGATCTATATACGAGGTTAGAGAAGTAAATGGATCAGGGTTAATAGGAACACCCGATAAAGATTTTGGCGATTCAAAATTATTAGGATCTGAACTTATGCTTTCGCCTTTTGCTGGTGATAACTTAGTTTATAGAACAGTTCTTTATTCTTTCTTTGATCTTGCTAAAGCATATCTATTAGAGACTTACGCTTTTAATTATAATAAAAATACTAAGCGTCTTACTATACTTGGTCGAGATCCAAATAGAACATATCAGACAGACGGAGGAAGTTCGTCTACTCTATTTACTGGTACTGATGTTGGTATTAGAGGTTACATAGATATTCCAGAAGAAAATCTATATGATGACGAATTATTTGTTAGGTTTTGTCTAGCAGAGGCAAAAATTAATATTGGTAGATTACTTGGTACATTCGAGTATAATCTCCCTGGCGGTGTTAGAGTTAATTATAATAACATACAAACTATAGGGTCAACTGAAAAACAGGAGATTATACAAATGATAAAAGACGAGAATACACCTTCATACTTCTTGCAGTGGAATTGAAAAATTAATAGGTTTTGGATATATAATAATAAAAATATCCAATGTGTATATTACAAAAAATTGAAGACTGGAGATCTAAGACCGGTAAAGCTTTCGGAACTATAATGAGGGATCTTCCTAAGGATCAAGATTCTATATCTCAACTAAAATCGCTTACATCATTTCTTGACTTAATTTACGAATCTGATAAAATTCCTATCCAGCAGAGATTTTATCATGTGTGGTTTAATTTTTATGAAATTGAGAGATGCCCTTATTGTGACTCGCCTAGAATGTTTTCAAAAAAACCAAAGTTTTCAATAGACCGATATGGATTAAAACCAACAAACCCTGTTAATTATTATGCGACGTGTATGGATAATTTATGTGTTAAAAAATATAACAAGGAGAAGACTGATAGATCTATGATGAAAAATAACGGTACAACTAATCCTATGGAAGTTCCAGGAGCTTTAGAAAAAATTAGGAATAATAACAGGAAAAAGTACGGGGTAGATTTTTATACTGAGACCGAAGAATTTAAAAATAAAGTAAAGAATACATTTTCAGAAAAATATGGAGGGCATCCGACTAAATTAAAAGAAACACAAGACAAGAAAAGAAAAACAAACAAAGAAAAATATGGATTTGAACACTCTTTGGATAATCCAGAGGTAAAAGAAAAATCTAGGATAACTAATAATTTAAAATACGGAGGAAATTCTAGTATGTGTTCAGAGGAGATAAGAAATAAATCTAAAGAAACTAATAGAAGAAAAAGAGGTACTGATTGGTATGTACAAAGTCACGATTTTAAGAAAAAATTTAAAAAAACAATGTTATGGAAGTATGGAGTGGAACATGCTTTTCATTATACTGAATCTTTCGAGAAGTCTTTAGAAACATCATACAAGAAAAAAATATTTATTTTTCCTTCTGGTAGAGTAGAAAAAATACAGGGATACGAGGGATTTGCTCTAAAGGACTTACTTGACGCCGGATACATGGAAGAAGATATAATTGTATCCAATAAGGAAATTGAAAAATATACTGGAAGAATATTGTATCTGGATTCTGAGGAAAAGAAAAGGAGGTATTATCCTGATATTTATATTCTTTCTGAAAGTAAGGTTATAGAAGTTAAATCTAAATACACATACGAAACAAACATCTCTCTTAATAAAATGAAAAAACAAGCATGTCTTGGTCTAGGAATTTCTTTTGAATTTTGGGTCTATAACAATAAAGGTGAAAAGACTATAAAATAATTCTAGTATAATAAGATCGAATATATAGAACAAGATGGCAAGATATTCTGAAATTTATCCAAGGAATCCTGATGATCCAAGATACAAAGAGGGACTTTTACATACCGATGACCAAGTAGAAATACTTATTGGTATGATTAAAAATTGTATGATGACAAGCCCTGGAGAGGTTCTAGGGGATCCATATTTTGGTATAGATCTAGAAGGTCTTATATTTGACCTTGAGGTAGATCAGAACACTTTAACTAGAGCTATAGATTTACATTTATTTACTTATGTCCCCTTGGCATATTCTACATTTAATGTTGAATTTGATGTGGGATTTATTAGAGGCGATACAAGAGATGCTTGTGTTATAGATTTTGCCATAAAAGGAAACCCCATATTAGGAATTAAAATATTATAAAAATGGATTTATTATCAAAAAATAGAGCAAAAATATCCGATCTAATATCTCAAACTTTTGAGTTAATTCAGGCAAGATATGGAATGTCCAATCAGTTATTTACCGTTGCGTCTGTATGGGGGCAAATAATATTTGTATTAGATAACCTTTCTCAGTTTGTATTATTCTTTATTGAGGATTCTATAACTGAATTAAATATAAATACTGCTACTCGTGAGTCTTCCATATATGGTTTAGCTACTCTTGCAGGACACAATCCAACTAGAAATATATCAGCGAAGGGAGAGGTTTCTATCAGATGGAATGGAAAAAATATAGAATCTATAGGAGGAAGTGCAGTACTTATACCTAAAAATTCACAGATAAAATGTGTAAACAATGGTAAAACATATTTGTTAAAATTCCCGCAGGAATACACAAGACTAAATCTTGATGGAACTTCATCATTAATTTGTTCAATAATGGAAGGTACTCTTGCTGTAAATCAGTATACCGGAGGTGGAAATTTTTTACAAAGTTTTAATATATCTTCGAGAGGTACTTCTGGTATAGAGAATTTTGAAGTTTATGTTAAGGTTAATGGGGTAGAATGGAAGAGATATGATTCATTATACGATATTCCTAGAAATGGATTAGGGTACTTAGTAAAAAGTTCTCTTATATCTGGTATAGATATCTTTTTTGGTAATAGAGATTTTGGATTACCACCAGCTCCTGGATCAGTAATAGAGGTTACATATTTGGAATCTTCTGGAACTTCTGGAAATCTTATACTTGATGATTCTTCACAAGCAATATTTGCTTTTGACTCCGACGGAACTGATTTATTTGGAAATAATGTTACATTATCTGAAGTTCTACAAGTTTCTTGTACAATTGCACCTCAAATGGGTGCGAATCAAGAATCAGTAGATTTAACTAGATTGATAGCTCCAAAAACTTCTAGAAGTTTTGTTTTAGCCAATCCAACTAATTATATAACTTTCTTTGAAAAATTTGGACAGTTTTCAATAATAGAAGCTTTTACAACATTTGATGATCAATATATTGATGATGATAATATTATCTATTTAATACTCGTTCCAGATATTCAGTTAACACTAAAAAGCAACGAGACTTATTTCGATATTCCTGTTTCAAGATTTAAGCTAACTCAACCACAAAGGGATAGAATATATCAATTATTAGACGAGAGTGGACAAAAAATAGTTACTACAGAGGTTAAGATATTAGACCCAGTTATAAAAAGGTACGTGGTAAATATAGCTTTAACTATGTTCGAAGGAAACGATCCCGATACACTAAAAACAACTATAACAAATACCCTTAGTGATTATTTCCTTAACATTAGAAGAAGAGATAAAATACCTAGATCTGATTTAATAGCTGCTATAGAGGGAATAGAAGGTGTTGATTCGGTATCTTTATATTTTGTGGGAGAAGAAAATGAGGCAGCAAAAGCTCAAAATCCAAATTCTCCTGAAATAGGATTTGATGAATTTGGAGACATAGTAATGGGTAAGGATGACGTAGTAATTATATCAGGAGGATGGGAAGATAGGAATGGTATATTCTATGATCTAGGAGCAGGAATGGAAACACTTTCCTCTATCAATATAGATATTAGAGCAATTGTTCCTTACACATATAATGCAAAAGTAAATGGATTATTAAAGAGTTCTTTAAAAACAGGTAATTAAGATGGAAAAGAAAAGTTGGTACGAATTTGTAAGATCACAAGAGGATATTAGATCCAATGTTGGTTTCGATTATGAGGATAAGATATTTGATAACACACTTTCAAATCCCATATTACAAGGTGATGATAATAGAATGGATATACTAGCTAGTATCGAAAAGGTAGTTTACTATTGGTTTGAAACTGCTAAGTATATAAAGAACTATATTAATTATACAGTTTCTAAAAACAATAAATACGTGAGATAGAATGACTCTTCAAAATCTTTTATTCTTTGATAAAAAAGGAGACCAATATGTTTTTAAATGGAATGGAAATTATTGGGAAGGATCGGTTCTGTTTCCTATAGTTTCTGAAAAACTATTTGAAGTACAACACATCTTCATAATAGAAAAATTCCTAAATACTTCTGCTGAATTAAAATATGGATTTCCACATTCTTATGGAGTTAGCCCTGGTACTCCTGTATGGAGAACTAGATGGGAGTCTAATTATGATGGTAAGACTGATGTTTCTAATATCATATACACCTATGAATTAGGAGTAGACGGCGAATTAGATTCTCCTGTGTTAGTTAAGGCTAACAATATAGAATTTTATCCTGAGGTTGTTCCTGGTGATACAATAGCTTCACCTAGCGGTATTGTTGTTACGAACGATATTAATCCTTCTTCGATGCAGATTAATATAGCACTTAATTCTGATTTGGAAGGAATATACGATAGATCTTTTATATTAGAGGATTATACAGATCCAAATAATCCAGTTACTATTTTAAAAGTTGGATTTCATGGTGAGGTAGAAGGTGAAGATAGTAGACTGTCAGTATTATTAGGAAACTTCGGAAGAGAGTTTAATGCTTCTGATGCCTTAATAGTAAGGGAGGGAGATATAAAAGAAGAATTTCCAGATCTTGAAATAATCAACAAGAAAAGAAAAGAATTATTACTTACAGGGGAGAGTATATTTCCTTATCTAGGATCTTATAAATCTTTATTTAATGCTATAAAATTTTTCGGTTATTATGATTTAAGAGTTAAGGAGTATTGGCTTAACATAAAGAAAGATGATGCTGATACTTTAACCCCACTACAACAGAACCAAAAAATATTAAATCAATTAAAGAAGCCTAATATAGAAGGACAGAATAGATTGGAGCTTATAAGTAGTTTAATAAAAGATGAAAATGAGGGTAAATTTAAACAAGTAGAGGTATATGGAAAAAATAAGGATGGTACTTTTGGTTTAAAGAAACAATTTGAACAATTATTTCCTTCTAAATCATTTAAGAAGACTGCACTATTCGGACTTTTCTATGATATAAATAGGGTAGTAGAGGATCAGGATGAAGATCAATATGGATATCCTGTAGTCGAAGATACTTTTGCTTTTAGTCCAGAAGAAGTACTTATAAAACTTTTTGGACTAAAGGAAAGATTAAAAAGAGATTACCTACCTCTTAATGCTAGGATAATTGATATTACTGGAGAGGGGATATATTTCAATATTTATAAAACAAGGGGGTGGACAGATCAGGTAGACATAAGTGAAATAAAAGGAGGTATAGAAGTAGACTTTACGGTTTTTCCACAAAATGGATACATTGAGGATCTTAGACCTTTTTATACTAAGCCAAATCAATCTGGAATTTTATATCCTGCTGTAAATGGAACAGAGGAGGGTATAAGTTATTATGGAAATACTATAGATCCATATACATTTTTTCAAGAGTATCCGTTACCGACTATTCCTTCTTGGGAAACAGCGATTCAATCTTTTTATGATGATGTAAAAAGCGGAACCATGCCTAAATTTTTAGGAGATGGAGATTATGATTATCCAGGATATAAGTTATTTTCAAATGGTGCTGAATATGTATTTCCTGCTGGATGCCCAGTAATTATTAAGAATAACACATTTACACTTCCTTGGGATGATGTAAGTGCAACATGGAATTCCTTTGATACAACTGTAACTACTACTTCATTACAAATAGCAAGTTATAATAGTACAACATCAAGCAATCCTGGTACTCCTTTTCAAACAGTTAATAGTACTAGCAATTTTACATTACCTACATCGTTCCCATCTAACGTAACCATTAATATAGGTCCAGGTAATGATTGGTTTGATACATCTTTTCCTGAGGTTTTATTTGTTAGAGTTGAGTCCATAGATTCCCCAGGGAATCTTATTTTGGGATATTGTAGTTCTGGTGATTATAACACTATTACTGGAGATCTCTATATCCAGATGATGTCTGTAAGAGGATCAGGTCAATATTCAAATTGGAAAGTAACACCAACAAATTTAGGATTTAGTAGCTATACATTTGAGTACTATGAAAATTTTGTACAATCTAATGGTTTTTATTCGTGGGATAGAATACCTTATTTAGATTTCTATGAGATAGAATGGACTATATACAAGGACGATGACATTAGTCCTTACTTCTTTCAGATAAGAGGAGGATTACCTGATTTAGAAACATTAGTACATTTCGTTCCTTATGTTGGTGAATATAATATTAAGTGTAGAGTTTGGGATACTCTAAATTCTATATCTCTTGGTATAAAAAGATCAATTTTAAAAGTTGATAAAAGATCTATAGAATTAAATACTATAACTAGATTTAGAGAATCTGAGATTTATAATTGGGATAATGCTCCTCTAAAATGGGAAAGCTATCCTTCTCAGTGGATCTTCCCAGTTGAGAATACAAATAAGATTTTAAATATCTCTGATATGATAGAAAATTATCCGGAGTATTCTAATAATTTTAATGAAGGTCAACAATGTGAGGTATTAACTAAATTACCAGAAGTTAAAGCAACTATAGATTTTGAGATTGGAGTTAATCAAGTAGATATTAACAATATCGTTAGTACATATAATGGCTTTGGATATTCATTGGCTATCGTAACAACAAATACCCCTCATGGATATTCTTCTGGAGATACTGTATGGATATATGATTCTACTGGATCTCCTTATGGACAATATCCTATAACAGTAACAGGACTAAATGCCTTTGAAATACCAGAGATAATTATTACAGCTATAATAGGAGGATACGTTTACGGATCGGGTAATATTAAAATAACTGCAGATTCTTTATTAATAGCTGACTGTAATTTTCAAGGGGATATAAATTCAACTTCTAGTTTAGTCTATAGTACAATAAATTCTTCTCCACTAACTCCCAAATATAAAGTTATAAATCTAATAGATTCAACAACTCCTGGATATAAGAAATTTACACTACAAGCTCCTAATAACAGTGGAGATTTATGGAATGGTAAGATACTTTCAGTACAAGTTACAGGATCTATTTTAAGCAGCATAACAACTGGTACTTTTTCTGGAGGTATAAACGAGAGGGAAGAATACCTAGAATATAATTTCAATTTTCTACCTAAGAAGGAGATGAGATTCTGGGGAACTAAAGGTCTTTCTTGGGACACATTCGAGGATTTCCAATTTGAAAAAGCTTATGCACATACATGGGATATGTACGATTATCATAATGATTGGCTTGGGGGATTTGATCTTTATTCACTTCAATATGGAGATAAAGTTAGAGTAACTAAGGATTCTTTAGGTGTAGTATTCGGAGAAACAGATTCTCCAGGAAATAGTTATTTGGATCTAAGCGAAGCTGCAGATCAATTGAATGATTCTATTGACGATAATATAAAAAGATTTGATTATGCTGTTAGAGGATTTTCAGAGCTTCCAAATAATTTCTATATAAACAGCAATCCTATATCTCCGGATCTTAGTACTAATCCCGGACCTAAGAATATAACATCGACTTTTTATAAAGTACCTACTTATTCTCCTGTTCTTTTCCAACCTACTGGGGTAGCTTGGGACGCAGATGGGGATATTTGGGTTACTGGTGAGGATGTTATTAGATTTGATGGTGCTAATTACACTGTTTATGATTCTTCTAATAGTGTGATGCCTGGTCTTTCTATACTTACTAATTGTATAAAGATAGACCGAAACGATGTAAAATGGATAGGGATAGAAAACAATTTAACTCCTCTTGTGAAAATAAACGAGAAGGATCCTACACAAAGCTTTGCATATTCGGTTAGTGATTTTGTAGATAATGCAGGTAATCCTGTTAGTCCAATAGCTGCTTCAAGTATAACATCTATAGAAATAAATCCGCAGAGAGGAGATATATTTGCAGCATTTACCTGTAATTCCTCTCCATCTTTTGACGGACTTTTATTTTATGATTCATCAGCTAAATCATGGAGACTTTATACAACCAATAATTCTGATATACCTTCTGATAATATAAGAGATCTTAAATTAGAATATTATGGTATTAATGGATGGTATCTATGGATAGCAACAGATGCTGGTTTATCTAGATTTGACGGGGTAGGATTTAAAAATTACACATCATCTAATTCAGGACTTCCTGACGACGATGTTTATTCTATAGAAATAGATAAATTAAAACATAAATGGATTGGAACTGCATCTGGATTAACATATTGGGATCATATAAGATGGGCAGTATGGAATTCATCTACAAATCCAGAAATATCTTCAGGAATATTTGGTAATATAGTAGAGACTGGAAATGCTAATATCTGGTTTACTATTGATCCTTCTGCTTCTCCTGGAGACACTGAATTGTATTTCTTTGATGGATATTTCTTTACTAATGTTTTATATAGGAATGATGGAACTACATTAATCAATCCTTGTAACGTATTCCACGGAAAAACTATGCTTTCTGCTCCTTGGAAAACAATTAAAAATGGACAAATAACCTATCCAAAGAATTTAATATTCCTTACTGAAGATGGTGAGATAGGAAAACTTGATTATGTTATACCGCACATACATGCAACATCTAAGTCTGCTGGACCTAATGGATGGGACTTCGTTTATCACGATACATCAACACCTTTACCTTCTGTAGAAAATATTTACAATTCCGGTATTGGTGAATCACAATTAGGATTTAGTTTTATAGTTGGTCCTTTTAATGATAACCTCACTTTAAATTCTGATTACACCAGACCTATCATGCCTAATGTCGATAGATATTCTTGGTACAAGCCTATTTGGCAGCGTTATAGCATCGATCGTCTTAAAGATCAGTTTCCATCTTTAAACATTGATGATGTCTTCTTATACGCTCCGCTACGCGATATTATAAACGGTAAAGCAAACAAAGAACCATATTGGAAAAATTCACAAATAGAAAGGATAGCTCAGAAAAAATCTAGGGATCTGTTTGACAATTTTGAATGGGTTATAACATTAGGAAATAGTAACCCGGATCAAGGTGTAAAAGTTACTGTAGATAATGAAGGTGATATCATAGCTATTGGTGATTTTACTGGTACCATATTTATGGGTGAAGTAAATAATATAGGATCTCAGGACATTTATCTAAATAGTCTAGATCAAGGAGTTTACATTGCTAAATATAATAAGGGAGGAGTTATACAATGGGCTACATCAGTACCTTCAACATCTCCACAAGGACCAATTTATGCTAGATCAGTTATAACAGATACAAACGGAAATATCTATGTAGCTTGTGATAATAATCTTACAGGATTTATAGAAATAAACAAATACAACTCAGGCGGTACATTATTAAATACAATTAATATACCTATTACACCGGACCAATTTCTTGGAGATATTAAAGTTGATAAGTATGAAAATATTTATATATGTGGAGCATTTGAAGGTAATCTTACCTTAGGTACATATTCTTTATCCTCTACAGGTCAGGATTCCGCTTTTATTGCAAAGATCGATCCTTCATTATCTTTTGTATGGGCTAAACAATTAACCACAACAACATACTCAAAAGCATACGAATTAGCAGTACTTAAAGAGGAGTATTTATATTTAACAGGAGTTTTTAATACACAGATTGATCTTGGACCTATAACACTAAATGGGGTAGGAAATCCTGATATGTTTGTTGGTAAATTCTCGACTGGAGATGGTTCATGTCTATGGGCAGATAGTTTTGCAGACAATTCACTTACGTCGTTTGGATCTACTTCTATATGTATAGATCCAAAAGGACATGTTTTAGTTACTGGTTCATTTGATGGAACTATGGAGATTGAAGGTAAAAAAATCTCATCATTTCCTGGATCAACAGATATATTTGTACTTAAACTACTTTCCACTGGAAAATTAATGTGGATGAAAATGTGTGGAGGTCAATCGGGAGACACTGCTTATGATATAGAAAGTGATTCAGAGGAGAATGTTTATATAACAGGATCTTATACCTCACCTGCATATTTCTCTCCAGAGGAAATAGAATCTAGAGGAGGTACAGACATATATTTAACTAAGTTTAATCAGGAAGGTTTATTAGTTGATATAGTTACTGCTGGAGGTCTTAATAATGATTCAGGAGCTGATTTAGTATTAGACCACGAGGAGAATATTTATTTAACTGGATATTTTGAGGGTGAATCAGAATTTTCTCCTTATGTTGTACTATCACCTCCAGGAGGATCTTTGGATGCTTTCCTTGGTAAAATACCTAAGCAAAGATTCCAGAGCGGATTAAAAATAGGAGGTGTGCAATCTTGGCTTGGGTCTCATTCTTGGTCTTGGAAAGAAGAAAAATTATACGATAAAGAATTTGAAATTCCTTTAGCTACCACTATATTTATAAATCCTATAGATTCATTAATACCTGGTAAAAAGAATCATATATGGACTCTTATTGATACAGAGACTGGCGAAACAATAGTAAAAATAAGAAGAAGTCCATACTTTATATGGACTTTCTTAAAAGCTGGATTTTACACGATCTATTGTGAACTACAAGATGCTAACGGAAACATATATGAAACCGAGCACAAAGGTATGATAAGGGTTATAGATCATAAAGAAGCTTTTGCAGGAGATCTAAAACCTGAAGTTGTAAATCCTGAGGATTACTTATTGAGAACTATTTACTACGATAGGAAGGAATTGGGATTCCCTCCTTTATCTAGATTTCAAATAGATTAATTCTATAAATCTTAAGTCGTATATTCTCTATAAACATCTAAGATTTCAGGAACTATAGGATGTCTATGGTTTTTCTTTAATGTGATAACCTTAACCCCAGAAACTCTTGCTGCTAGCATGTTCATAAAATCTAGTCCCGATTCTTTCTTGTTTTTTAAATCTATCTGAGATGTGTCACCACATATCATCATTTTAGATCCTATACCAAGTCTTCCAAGAACCATTTCCATTTGACTCATAGTTACGTTTTGAGCCTCATCTACTATTACACAAGAATTAACCAATGTTCTACCTCTCATAAAAGGGAAAGGCAGAATTTCAATAATTCCCTCACTCATTAATTTTTCAATTTTGGTTTTATCGTAGACCATTTCTAGATTAGCATAAATAGGAGCTAACCACGGATCCATTTTTTCTTTTAAATCTCCTGGAAGAAATCCAATATCTTCCTTTGCAACAGTTGGCCTAGTAATAACTAGTTTTTCTATTTCCCTATTGAATAGCATATCCAGAGCTATCTGAACTGCTAATAGGGTTTTACCTGATCCTGCTGCTCCTTTTAGAACATTAACCGGGTTTTCCAATATGATGGCTTTAGCATCTTTTTGCTCCTCATTTAAATTGATTTTAAATTTAATGGGATTTTTTGGCTTTCTTTTTTGAGTCCAATTGCTTCCTGTCATAAGATTTTTTTTATTTTGAGAAACATATTCGATGTTTCACAGTTTAATAATCAGCCTGTCTTTTCTTAAAGTAATAAATACAGGATATATATCAAAAAAAGAAAAATCAAATGGCAATTACAATTACCGAAATCCTTGGAACGGATTCTATTTCAGGATCAAGATTAACTATTAATGCTAACTTTTTACTATTAGAGAACGCTTATAATGATTTAGAGAACACTTTTAATATTAATGTGTTGACTGGATCATTGGACGTTTCTAGTGCATCCAGTGGGCAAATAAAATCTAAATCTCTTCTATCTAACAGCTTGGTGATGCCCGCTTCAGGATCTCCTACGATTCAGATATACGGAACTGGTGCAAGTGGAGGATCAATTATATTTACAAATACTGTTGCGGGAGCCACTGGTATTTTTTCAAATGTTCTTCAAGCTAATGCACTTTCAGCTTCTGGAGCAGCCAATTTTGGAGCAACAGCAACTTTCCAAAGCGTTGTTAATCTAGAGGGGAGAGTAAGTATAGGAGCTTCTGGTAATTTTGTAAATACTAATAGAAAATCGATAGTAGGTTCTACTACAGCGTTTCCTTCTGCTCCAGGAGCGGGTGTAACTGGAACTTTCTCAACCCCTTACCAATTAACACTAACAGAAAATGTTATCTATATACAATCAGACTATGTTTCGGGTGCAACTGCTGATGTTGCAAACGCTACAGGATTTTTCTTTTACGCATCAACAGGTTCTGGAGCAACTGCTTCTGATATTCCTGCAGGTTACACTCTAACCTTAATAGACACAGCTACTACCACAGGATTAATAGCTACTGGAGTAACCGGACCAGGTGGATCTGAATACTATACAGGTTTCTCTACAGGTGATGCTTCATATTCTGATCCTTCTATACAAACACCAGGAAATCAATATAAGTCTTCTATCGCTATTATGTGGGAGCCAAGAATTGACCAAGGAGCTGCAACACAAAAAGGATCTTGGGTGGTTATAAACGACACACAAGGATTCACATACTAATTAAGTATTAATAAATGGCAAAGACACCTTATATAAGACCCATAGCAGTACAGGGAGG